TCTGGGCGCAGTAGTGGGAAAAAGGTTAGACTCACCCCTAGCCAAGTCGCAATAGCGAAGAAATTGGGTGTGCCGCTTGAAGAATACGCGAAATACGTGAAGGAGTAAGAAATGTCTGAAGATCAAATTGGATCCCTAGAGAAGGGCATTACCCGTACTTCTCGCGCAACACAAACCCGGGAGAAGACGGCAAGGCGTAAGCCGTGGGCTCCCCCGTCTATGTTAGATGCACCACCTGCACCGGATGGATATAAGCATCGTTGGATTAGAGCGGAAACCCGCGGTTTCAACGATACTAAAAATGTCAGCGCTAAGATGCGCGAAGGCTGGGAACTGGTCCGTAGGGACGAGTATCCGGACTTTGAGGCCCCGGTAGTTGAATCAGGAAAATACGAAGGTGTGTTCGGAGTAGGCGGACTTGTTCTAGCTCGCATTCCTTTGGAAACAGTAGCGGAAAGGACGGAATACTTTGCACAGCGGAGTGCCGACCAGATGCAGGCTGTTGACTCAGACATGATGAGAGAGAACGCTCATTCTAGTATGACGATCAATAAACCTGATCGTCAATCTCGTGTAACCTTTGGCGGCCCACAGAGATAAGGGTCGCCCTGATTAGGAGTAAGATCAAATGGCAAACCAAGAAACTGCCTACGGCCTACGTCCTATCGGGCTAGTTGGAAGTGGCGTAAACTCTACCGGTGTAACCGAGTATGAGATCGCCGCAGCCAACGCTAATGCGATTTTTCAGTATGCTATTGTCACACCGACAGCAGCAGGCGTGATTGATTATGCTGGCGCGACAGGCGGCGGCACAACAGCAGCATTGGGTGTCCTGATGGGAATTCAGTACCACGACTCAGTCCAGAAGAAGCCTGTATGGCTTAACTACTGGCCGGGTTCTGGTTCAGTCAGCGTTGACACAAACTACCCTGTAAAGGCGTTTGTAGCTGACAATCCAAACCAACTGTTCAAAGTTGCTTCTGACGCATCATTGACTGACCGTGCAACCGCACAGGCAGCCGTTTTTGCTAACGCATCTTTGGGCACATCAGCCCGCACCGGCTCTACCGACACTGGTAGCGCAAACGGTGCACTTAGCGTGTCTTCAATTGCCGTAACAGCGACTTTGCCGCTGCGGATTGTAGGAATCATGGATGACGAAGCCAACAGCGACTTTACTGCTGCGGGCATTCCAATGATCGTTCGGTTGAATGCACATTACAACGCAAACACAAGCCGTTTTGACTCGCAGACTACTGCGACTTCAACGGGCGTTTAAGGAGGGGATAGAAAATGGCTATTTCTCGCGCACAACTAGCGAAAGAGCTTGAGCCCGGCCTAAATGCCTTGTTCGGCCTTGAGTACGACCGCTACGAAAATGAGCATTCTGAAATCTTCGACGAAGAGTCATCAGATCGTGCATTTGAAGAAGAAGTGATGCTCGGTGGATTCTCAACAGCACCAGTTAAAGGCGAAGGCACTGCCATCAACTTTGACGCTGCTCAAGAGACCTACACAGCACGGTACACACATGAGACAATCGCTCTGGCCTTCTCAATTACTGAGGAAGCAATCGAGGACAACCTGTACGACCGTCTGGCATCTCGTTACACCAAAGCTCTGGCCCGTTCAATGGCTCAGACAAAACAGATCAAAGCTGCGTCGATCTTGAACAACGCGTTCAACACAGCTAACCCTGTTGGCGATGGTGCGGCACTTTGCTCTTCTGCTCACCCTTCACTCTCAGGCAACCAGCGCAACCAGCTTGCTGTTGCAGCAGACCTCAACGAGACTTCTCTTGAGCAAATGCTGATCGACATTGCTGGCTTGACTGATGAGCGTGGTCTGAAAATTGCTGTTCGTGGCACAAAGCTGATCATCCCGAAAGAACTGCAATTCATTGCAGAGCGGGTGCTCAACTCAAACCTTCGTCCAGCCACTGCGGACAACGATGCAAACGCAATGAAGAACATGGGTATGATTCCAGAAGGGGCAGTGGTTAACCACTTCCTGACTGATACCGATGCTTTCTTCATCAAGACTGATGCACCAAACGGTTTCAAATACTTTAACCGTGCGGCCATCAAGACTGCGATGGAAGGCGATTTCGACACAGGCAACATGCGGTTTAAGGCACGTGAGCGTTACAGCTTCGGTGTTTCTGACTGGCGGGCCGTGTTCGGTTCACCGGGCGCATAAGCAAAAAACTTTCGGAAAAGGGCGGCTATTCAGCCGCCTTTTTTTGTTGTATAGTGTCTTAATCCCTGACAGCCTTATTGTGAGGCTGACACTAGCCACGACAGGAGATAGAAATGGCTCGTACTACCTTTTCAGGCCCAGTAAAAGTGGATACCGCTTTTTGGGCTAACCCAATTGCATTCGCAAATCTTCCCACCGCCGCCGCCGCTAACGAAGGCTACATTTATTATGTTTCAGACGCTTTGAAAGCTTCGGAAACCACTGGTAATGGTACAGGCAACCTTGTGTTTTCTGACGGCTCAAACTGGATTCGTGTGGACACAGGCGCAACTGCTGGCGCGTAAGGGGGCTTAAATGGCCGACTCTGATGTAAAATCAAAGCGCATTACCGCAACGGGGTCACTCGCTGTTGGTCCTGCGCGTATTCGTCAGATTCAATTAAAAACAACCACCGGTACTCCTCGCCTTACCATCACTGATGGTAACGGCGGGTCCACCGTTTTGGACTTGGATTTTAATGCGTCTGATACGCACTCAGTAAACATCCCGTCAAATGGTATTCGTGTAGATGACATTTATGTGTCAGCTTTTACGAATATTACCGCGGCTACGGTGTTTTACAACTAAACGGAGACTCAAATGGCACGTGAAGTAAGTTCGATTACCCGTATAGGGACTTCCGAGCCGTTTGAGCTTCAAGTTGCCCGTGGTCAAATATCCTTCCATAAAATTGTCTTTAAATTTGGCTACAACGCTGCTGTTGGAGCCACAAAAGAAACCATCTGGGAACAGGGCGGTTTATACGCTTATCCGGCATCAGCTACGGTAATGACTGTATCAAGCAGTTCAGCTAATGACACTGCCGCAGGAACCGGCGCAAGAACAGTAGAAGTTTTTGGCCTAGACGCCGATTACAACGAAATAAACGAAGTTGTTACGCTGAATGGGCAAACTGCTGTTAACACCACAAAATCTTACCTAAGGATAAATCGCGGCATTGTTCGCAGCGCGGGTAGTGGTGGTGCAAATGCTGGCACAATTTACGCAGGAACAGGCACAGTGACCACTGGAGTTCCAGCTAACATTTACCTGACCATAAATGGGGATGGTGATAACCAAACACTGATGAGCCTTTGGACGGTTCCCGCAGGATATACAGCGTTTCTCACAAAGATGGCTTTGTCCACAGGAACCTCTACCAACACCAAAGCCGTTTTGAATGCTAGTCTTGTTGCTAGGCCATACGGAGAAGTCTTCCAGATAAAAGAAAGATTTACCCTGACAGATGGCGCACACGAGCAGTTTTATACTTTTCCGTTAAAGTTTACAGAAAAAACAGATTTAGAGATGAGGGCGTTTTCTTCCTCTGGGTCTGTTGACTTTAATGTGTCCGCGTCTATGGAGTTTATTTACATTAAAAACGGGAGCGATTTGTAATGGCTACTACTAAGGACGTTACTAGAACCCCCTCTGGAAAAATCAAATATAGAGGAGAAACCTTTGCTGGATATAACAAGCCAAAGCGCACTCCGGGAAAATCAAAGAAAAGTGCCGTCTTGGCTAAAAAAGGCAGCGAGATTAAGCTGGTTAGGTTTGGAGATCCCAATATGTCAATTAAAAAGGATCAACCAGCACGTAGACGCAATTTTAGATCAAGACATTCATGCGATACTGCAAAAGACAAGTTTTCCGCACGATATTGGTCATGTAAGGCGTGGTAAAATGAAAGTGGAAGAAGTATTAAAGCTTTTAGAAAAGCACGAAGATGAGTGTAACCGTCGGTACGCTAAAATAGAAAAACAGCTAGAAACCCTAGACATGCGGCTTTGGGGAATAGCTATTTTAATTATTGGCGCGGCGATAGTTCAAAAAATATTCTAATGGCTTATTCACGAAAGTCAAAAAGCGCGTCTTCAAAATCAAAAGGCAGCAAAATTTGCCCGGAAGGGAAAGCGTGGGCCAAGCGCACGTTTGACACTTATCCAAGCGCTTATGCAAATCTTGCGGCATCAAAATATTGCAAAGACCCTAATTACGCCAAAAAATCAAAAGGCGGTAAGCGAAAGGGTAAGTAATGGGTAAATTACAGGAGTGGTTAGATGAGGATTGGGTCAGAATTGATAGCTCGGGCAAAATTTCGGGCGCATGTGGTACGTCAAAAGATAAGCGTAACCCTGACCGTTGCTTGCCTAGACGTAAAGCTCAAAGTCTTAGCAAGTCTGAACGCGCTTCGACAGCGCGTAAAAAGAAGCGTGAAGGAGCTAAAGGAAAGCAGGTTGTGGCAAACACTAAGGCTGCCAAAGTAAGTAAAATGGCCTTCGGCGGTGCAGTAACGACCCCTAAACGCCCATTTAACGGGAAGCGTGTAGCGGGCACTGCTGTAGCCCGTGGCTGCGGCGTAGTGATGTCTAACCGGCGTAAACGCACAAAAGGATCGGTGTCGCAAGCATGAGTTCTCTAGCTTTTTACATAGACAAAGAAAAAGAGATTTGTGAAGAAATTATCGCTTGGTCTGAGCACACGCTTCAGAAGCCAAACCCGTTTTACAACAATCTCCCGGCTTGTCCTTACGCGCAAAAAGCGTGGCAAGAAAACAAGGTAGCTATCCTGTTTAAATACGAAGACAGTTATCAGTGTCTTTACAGCACTATATCCCAATGGGAGGATGTTTTTGATTTATGTGTAATTGTAGACATGAACTTTGAAAAAAGCCCAGACGCTTTTCACAATTACTTAGATAGCTTAAACGACGCTATTTCTGCGGGTATTTTTATAGATAAAGATGTTTGGGTAATGGGTTTTCACCCTTATGATGAAGCGAACGATTTTATTGATGACCAGTCTTTTATGCAAATGGTTGACGAGGAGTACGCGCTAGTTTTTGTGCAGCGGTTGTCCAAGCTGCAAGAATCCGCAGACAAACTAGCGGAAAAAGGTTATTATGACAATTATCTAGCAGAGTATGATGCAGAGGCTATATTTAATAAACGAGCCAAGTTATATAGGAGATTAAAACATGGCGATGAAACCTCGTAAGATGGTTAAAAAAACAGGCACCGTAAAGAAAATGCGCGGTGGTGGAATGGTTAAAAAGATGCGCGGCGGCGGAATGGTTAAAAAGATGCGCGGCGGCGGGATGGTAAAGAAGACATAAGATGGCCGTTTCCGGAACCAGAATTTTTGAGCTAGATGTCGCCGACTACATCGAGGAGGCGTTTGAGCGTTGTGGGTTAGAGGTTCGTACTGGATACGACCTCAAATCTGCGCGGCGTTCGCTTAACCTCATGCTTGCAGAGTGGGCAAACAGGGGGTTAAACCAGTGGACTATTACGCAGCGCAGCCAAGCGCTGGTTTCGGGCACAGGAAACTATACGCTTACTAACGATGTAATTGACATTTTGTCGGTAGTGATACGCCGTAGCGGCACTGACTACACTTTGGAAAGAATTAGTCGCGCCGACTATCTAAACATTCCTACAAAAACAACGGAAGGCCGACCGTC